GCTTGCGCCGGTCTGCGTAGATTCCCACAAAATTCTTACCTGAGACGTATTGTCCTGAATATTTTGACTGATTTGAGATAGTGTCAGGCTTTGATAAACCGCCATCAATTCACCCCCACAAAACTAACAGATTGGTTCGGCTGTACAACGATGCTCATCGGGCCAAGTCTGAATCTCGACAACTCTACCAGTTCAAAACTGTTATTATTCCAGTATGCTAAGAGCATTCCGTTTGCATCATAGAAGCCAATTTTGTCGTTGTATTCCCTGAGCGTAATTTCAGATACCGAAGAGCCGATTCTTAAAACCGGATGCCCGTCATCATCCATCCCGATATCAATAAAATCGGAGAGGGTTTGGCCGTTCACAGTAACGCGCTCCGCTGACATTTGACCGGTGGTAATAGCATTTGCATTGATTTGCCCGTCCATCGTCAACGCCACACCGCTAATCGTCTTTCCTCCGTCTTTGGAGTATCCAAGCCCGTTGATATTCATCAGCCACAGGCGGGTATTATCTTCGACAGTTGGGGTATCACGTACCATCCATCCAGTAGGATATCCATTTTCATCATAGAGGACTTCCCAATATCCGCCCTTTGCACCAATGATGCGCTCGGTCGCGTCCTGCATCGCTTTTGCAAGCCCCGCATACTCGCGCTTAACTTTTTGGATGATGGGGTTCTCGACAGTATAGTTTGAGTCCGGTGGGCCGTAACAGATAGTAGTAGCACTCATGCCACCTTTAACTCGCAACTCCTGCGACATAACCAAAACGGGCAGACCGCCTCCGTCAAGGTCTGTGCTGTCGATAACGTGTATAATGTCACCGGCTTCAACGGACGGATCGCCACGCCACTTTACTTCCAGTGGCATCAGAGTCAGACTTTTTATCTGTTCAAACACCGAGGCGGCAACCGCTTCTGTCATATATGGATTTGTTGCCGAAATGCTAGTTCCCGTCCCGACAGTAATCGGATTATCTTCCGTACCGGTGACAAGCGCCTGAATTGTGAATCGATCGTCGGCTGTCTTTTTCAAACCATTCTGATATTGCGCGTCAAGCCCTACGGTAATACCCTCGGTATATTTGCAAAAAACTAACTGGCCTGTCGCGTCGAATTTCGCATTCGCACCGATTAGCCCTGCCAACCATCCTAACTGCTGACGGATTGTACCCGCGTAAGAATTGGAAATTACCATATCCGGGAAAGCAACTTCCGGGGCAGTGATATTCGCCTGTAGACAGATATCGGTCAGCATCGCATTCGGAGTGGCCGGAAAACTAATGGTTGGGGTATATTCGTCAGTCAGTGCCGCCATGCGGTCATAACCGGTGATCGTGAGACACAGGTTGCCGCTATTCTCTACGCCGTCAGAGGGGACGTAAAACACGCCTTTCGGGATGTATACAGTTCCGCCGTCTCCGGGGAAAATGACTCCAACAGAAGGGGCGAAATACGCCCCGTTTAGGGGAAGCGCGGGAGTTTGCTTATAAATCGTCACTTTGCATTGCGAGGAAAAAGACGCTCCGATTGTTACACCGTCCGATGATCCGCACTGTTCAGTAACAACGATTTCCTGAATTTCAGAAGCGGCAAGCTCGCTGACACCGTTAAATGTGATTTTACTAGTAATACTTCTTCCCGGCGATTTACACGCTTCATGGAAGGATTCGGTCACAGTGTACATGGCGCTTCACCTTTCAATAAAATTCATGGATAGACTATTCCACAGATAGACCCCGTTGATAAGACTATACATAGGAGCAGTCCGGTCGCCCACATAAGCAGTCATGCTTCGAGTTTCTCCGGTCAGCGCATCAGGATATGCAACCGTGAAAAAGGTATCCGTGACGGCGTTCAGCAAAGTAGACATATCCGCCGCAGTTATTGGAGGCCACGAGAGAGTTAGTTTCCTCTTTACTGCAACTCGATCTCGAAATAGGTCGCCATTCTGATTTCGACCCGTCCCATCAGCGTCAATGTCTTGGATGCTCCATGACAACTGAGCAGGGTCAGGCAGAGGGACAGAAGTCCCGTCTGCCTTTGTGATTGTAAGAATTGCCATAATTTCTCCTTACGCCAACAGTGGGCTAAATCCGGTTGCGCGGATGGCGGCATTGTTTTCGTCAACCATTTGCCTGAACAATTCCTTACCGTTCATCTGCACAATTACCGTGATCGGGCGACTGTTGCCTGAATTCGTTTCACTGCTTGCTCTCTGCACTGCCTCGTACACACCTTGCGATACAGATTCGACAATCTGATCGTTGTTTGCTACAGCCGTCTTTCTTCCAATACGTCCAACCATCTCAGCCCCTGCTTCACGCGCGATAAAGAGCTGCCCTTCATCCACAAAACCGCCGTCTGCGAAAGTAGGAACGTGGGGAATGTTCACCAACCGGGCGTTAAATGCTGGAACGACTTCTTTTCCAAGAACACTCAATCCTCTGAAAGAGATATGAAATACGTTATTGATTGCATCTACAACTCGGTTAATTATTCCGATAATGGAATTCGCCATTCTTCGAACAAAATTGGTAATGGGGTTATCATTAAGTGACCATGCCGCATATGACAGGCCAAGACCAGCCGCTAGCACGGCAAGACCCAATCCAATTCCTGCTCCACTCAGGCAGAGCAGCACACCGAGTACCGTCAGAGCGCCTCCGAGAATACCCGCGATAACGGAAACCACTTTTTTAATGGCGGTCACAACGGCGTTCCAGTTCAAAGCTACCGCCGATCCGAGACTTAGAGCGCCAGCCGCCATCAGGCCAAGACCGAGAGGAAGGGCGACTCCGCTCAGAGCAAGGATAGCGCCGACCACCAAGAGAGCGCCGCCGACAACGGTGGTAATTATGTTGATCTTCTTCCGAACATTGTCGGAGAGGTTATTCCAGTTCGGTATAATCGCCGTACCCATTGTGACCGCACCCGCCGCCAACAGGGCTAGACCTAGCGGGATATTCGTCCCGGAGAACGCCAGTGCCGCACCGATAGCGAGGAACGCCACAGATACGACTGTGGTAATAATTGCAATCACATTCTGAATTTCATCGCTCAGGCCATTCCAGTTGAGAGCCATCACGGAAACCAGAGAAGTAGCGCCAACAGCCATCAGCGCAATACCGAGGGGCATAGACCCGGAGAAAGCGAGGATAGCGCCGAGTGCCAAGGTTGCTCCGCTGACCAGCAATCCTACTCTGGACAAGGGAGAAGCCAGAGCGCTCGAAATACTATTCCAGTTCAAAGCTGCGGCAGATACAAGCGTGGCGGCACCAATAGCCATCAGTGCAATACCCAGCCCGATTGCAACCCCGGTAAAGGCCAGCATAGCGCCGACAGCCAGAGAAGCACCTGCCAAAACTCCCGTTAAAGTGGTCAAAGCGTCAGTGAGGTGTTGGTCGCTGTTATGCCAGTTGATAACAGCGGCAGTTGCAAGGCTCGCTCCACCCAAGGCCATCAAAGCGATACCAAGAGGAAGGTTTGCCCCGGAAAACGTCATAATTGCGCCAAGAGCCAGCAGGAAGCCACCGACAACACCCGTAATGAGAGCCAGTGTATTTGCCAATTCGCTACTCATAGCTGTCCAATTCAGCCCCACGGTAGCCGCAAGACCGACCGCACCAGCAGCCATCAGACTGACACCCAGCGGAATCTTCACACCGGTTACGACCAGAATTGCACCTACCGCCAGCATAAAGCCGGAAACGATCGTGGTGATCTCTGCGAGAGTGTTTTCAATCTTCTTCTGGATTTCACCGATGCGGGTTTCTACCGCATCGTCGAGAAAGCTATAGGTGGGGAGATCGAAGTCAAATCCACCCCCGCCAGCACCACCAGCGCCTCCGCCTGATCCGGCATTGCTGTTCGATGGAAGTACATTCAACTCGTCAAATCCGGCGATGTATTTCTTCAGCTCTTTAGCCGACCCAGCAGCGCTTCCGAGATTATCAGCCAAAGACCCAGCTCCGACAGCCGCGTTATTCACTTTTGAATAGTCCACATCGGTTAGCTTGAACCCCACAAGGTTTGCAAGGGCATTGGCAATCTCTCGAATAACTTTAACTACGGCGATTGCATAAGGAAGGATGGCGTTTAGAGCCGGAATGAAGAAATTGCCGATTGCCCGCGATGCCTGTGTAAGCTGTGCCTGCAAAATACGAAGCTGGTTTGCGGGAGCTTGCAGTGTTCTAGCCATATCGCCCTGAGCGCTCGTTACCTGAGTCATAATGGCGTAGTATCTCAGTTCGGCCTTTTCTGCCTGCGTCATGTTTGCAACGCTTTCCTTGATACCAAGGTTAAGTGCTATTTGCTGTAACTCTGCTTGCGATAAATCGTAGCCCAAGCGCCGCAGAGGTTCCAACTCGCCTGCAATACCGGACTGCAACTTCTGCATAGCGTCTTCGATAGGAATATTTGCATACGAAGAAAGGTCATAACCTAACTGCGTCAGGTTTTTGCTCATGAGCTGCGCTCGTTCCGCCGTATCACCAAAGCCGGTCAGCAGCGTATTGAAAATACCCTGATTGCGGAGCCACTGTGCCGGGTCAATACCCATGACATCGGATACCTTTTCCGCATATTCTTTTGCTTCACCTGCATACTGCCCCAAGGCAACCGTGAACAGGTTCAGGTCTTCTTGGTACTTGTTAGACTCCGTGACCGCCTGTGCAATGAAATAACTGATTTTACGGAAAGCGACTGCGACAGCAGCAACGTTCAACGCTTTCAATCCGCTCGTGAACTTCCCGGTAGTGGGGGTCGCCTTACTAATTGAAGCGTTGTATTTTTCCGTGCTGGTAATCAGCTTTTGGATTTTGGACGGAAACGCCGAGAAGCCGTTGGACACCTTCTGCATTTCATCAGCAAAAGGCTTCATGGCGGCAGCAAGAGAGGTCATCTGCTGTGTGAACTTGTCAATATCCGCCGTTTCCAAATCCTCGATCACCTTCGGCAGTTTGGAGAGCTGATTGATAAAGGTGGTCATGTTGGCCTTACCCAATTCGGAGAGAGGGCGTAAACCGTTGGCGAGGGTAGTCAGCTTGTCGCCGTCCGTCCATTTCAGGCCGGCAAGAGCGGTGTTGATTGCCGTGAGCTGGTTGGCGATGGAGGAAGAAATCTTCACATTTCCAACCTGACTCAGAGCGGTCAGCGCATTGGCAAGCTGGGTGATCTTCTGCGAAGCGTCACCGCTGTTCAAGCCTTTTAGGGAATTGGAAAGCTCCCGAATACCCTGAGCGGTCTTGCTCAGACCCGTTGCGCCGCCGTTGGTAGCGGTTTTCAAACGATTGAGCGTGTTAATCAGGTTTTGAAGCCCTGCGACCGCCTGCGTACTGTCATTGACGATCTGAAACTCCAACCCCTGAATTTCCACATTATCAGCCACTTACGCCACCACCTTTCTCTTGAAATTTCTTATTGACCGACACCATAAAGGCTTCCATGTATGCCTTGGCTTGGTCATCGTGTTTTTCTTGAAGCTGCTTCTGCTGTTTTTTATCCTGCCGAGTGGACAGCTCATAGGGGCTTTCCCGATACGGTGTGGGTTTGGTTCCCTTCTTGGCAAAAGCACGAAGAATCGGGGCAGCATCAATAAGAGCTTCGTAAAAATAAGCTCCTTGAAGCCACGCCTCTTGATTTTGCAAATCTTGTTTAATCTGTGCCGCCCTTCTGTAATATTTCACCAAATCACAGTCCTGCTCCCAAAATTGTTCGTAGGACATACCAATGGCGAGGTAATACGGAAAGACTTCGTAGAATTTTCCTGTGTAAGCAAAAAGGGCGGCTGGGCGTTGATCGCCGCCGCCCCCCTCGTTATCGGAAAGGCGGTCGCTTACCAACCGGCTTTCCAGCTCAGGTTTCCCTCGTTATCCTCCTGCTGCTCCGGGTCGTCCAGAAGACTCAGCAGAGGTTCGTTATACATCTCCACCAGAGCGGAGATCAGCTCATCCTTATGAGTCAGGCGAGCATAAATGTTGTCGATCACATCACGCTTCACAAAGCGATGGTGAGCGAGAAACGCACCGGCAAACAACGCCGGGAGCATAGTCATCGGTTTGCGCTCCACTTCTTCGGCAACAAAGCCGCTTTTCTCCATCATCTCGACGGACTTGCGGGTATATTCCAGCGTGTAGGTCACGCCGGTAGTAGGGTCATTGATAGTCAACTGCTTTGCCATGATGAATCCTCCTTATCAATACGGCGATTGTTGGTGTCTTAGGTTGCGGAGAAAGTGATAGGGGTGGAAGGGGCGATGGTAATGTTCATGCCTACCACTTCATTCACGCCGCCGCCCACGGGGTACACGGACAGCTCACCGTCAAAGGAAAACTTGCCGTTAGAGCCATCGGGAGTGACCACACCAGCGCTCTCCGTGCCGCCAAACCAAACTGCATAACTGGCTTTCTTGCCTTCGAGAGCTTTGAGAGCCTGAAAATCAGACAGCGTGTAATTCGCGGTGAAGGACAGACCGTCAAGAGACTGGATACCAGCGATGTAAGTCTGCATATCATCACTCAGAGTGGTGGTTTCCAGCATTTCAGGCTCACCGCCGAGGTCGGGAAACTCCTTGATGTCGATCAGCTTGCTCCAAGTATCGCCGGTATCACCTTTCTTCATCAGAAAGGTTTTGTAGGTCGAAATAGCCATTTTCATTTACCTCCTGTAAAGAGTAGTTCCATCTGTCTCGGCTTTGTACCGAGCTACCAGACGGTAGATTGTTGCGTTCTCCAAATTAGGAACAGGGGACAGAGAAATACGCCTGAAATTTTTGGCGTACATGAGGTCGTCCACAAACCTCATGATCTTTCGGCAAACAGATTTCTTGCTGCCTGCCTTATCGGAGTAGACATTCACCTCGTACATTAACGTGGAGAACCTCTCCGTATCTCCGCTATCCATGTGATCTTCCGTGGTGTAATTATCCTGCTCCACCAAGCTCACATAGGGGAAACGGGTAGGAGCATTGACATACTCGCCGCTGACCAAGATACCGGGAAACTGCGCTCTCAGGGCTTCCACAATCGGCGTGTAGATTTGACTCTCTGCGTCAATCATGAAAACACCTCCTTCGCAATTTCCGTGAGCTGGTCTTGCAGCTCCTTTACCGTTTTGTACATCGGCATATTGGCGGGGTTGCCGTGGGTGATGACCA